ATTGACAATGATGATTACTCGGCTAGTACTACAATTTGTCAAGAATGCCTCAAAAATACATTAATAAAAAAGGGGCTATCACAATTATCATGGCGCCTCAATGTAAATCTCTCAACAGAAATGATTAAGGACTAATATGATAAACGTAACTGAATTTCACGGAACACAAGATGAAGCTCAAAAACGAATAGAGCGTCTATGTACTCTTATCCATTGGCAAGCTTTAAGAGAGCGGGAGCTTGGGAAGGGCAATATAGAGAAAGTACAGATCTATCTAAGAATATTGTCAGCAACAATAGCTGCTAACAAAATGTTTCCATTCACACTAAAAAGGCTCTCCTATGGCAGCAAATACGAGTATTTCCAAGAGGTAGATAAGCTTTCAAATGCCATTATGGATTACTGTATTAATTTAGATAAAATCCTCTCACGAAAATCATAAACTATCACATTCCATCATTTCTATCATAATAAAAATACTATTATTATCTGACTACAAATGGCCTATTTCACAAAAGTGAACCAAACCAAAATATTTAAAAATATTTTTGATTTTTCATGAATTTTTTTTGTTTTTTGGTGAATTTTCGATAATTTTTTGACAATTCCACTTAATACCCCATCTTGCATATAATTACATAGATTTTAGGACAAATTCCGGAAAATGTCCGGATGAGTAACAGGACAAATTCCGGAAAATGTCCCGGACATAAGACGGAAAATGTCCGGAAATCTTCATTATTGTATACTACATGCAGATTTGCTGCTAACATTGGGAGCCCATAAATCGATTTTTTTCTTAGATCTGGGGTATGTAACTAAGAACCCTAGTTGATTCCTGAGGTAACTAGGATTCCTAAGATCTTTGTCTTAGAATCTTAGATATATACTAAATACAGATCTTAAGATTTAGGCCCAAAAATTTTTCACCTTGACTTTTTTTCAAATCGTGTTAAGTTAAAAATTATGACTGAAACACAGCAACAGCTGTCACACAAAATATGGGTTGCCTACCGAAATGCAGTTCTGGAAAACAACACAGAAAACCAGAAACGCTGCCGTATTGCTCTTTCCAAGGTCAGCATTGAAAATTTTGTCAAGCTTTATCTTAAACACGACTTCACACTAACACCTGACGAACTCCGAACCCTCCGAGCAACCCCATATTTTGATGAAAGTGTCCTAGATAAATACAGTCAGAGAGTAGTTTTCAATAAGGTCAACCGCAAGATATTTGACATTGGAACCAGGGCTCATCAGCAGTCAATCAAGTATGGCTGCGCATTCCCCAGAGGTTTCACCAAAAGCACATCAGTTCGCGCTGTTATCCTACATGCCCTTGCACTTAAAAAGCAGCAATTCATTCTCTACATTGGTGATGAGCATAAGAAGACAGAAATTCATATCATGAATACCAGGAATGAGCTACTTTTCAATAGAGAGCTTCTTAACGACTTCCCGCATCTAAAACCTAGGCAACAGCCTACTAAAAAGATTGACATAGCATTCAATGCCGGTCTAATGCTGCTACAAGAGGGGATTTTGTGTATGTCATCTTCCGGCTCTTCCCAGCGTGGTATGAATATTCTGGGCCAAAGGCCAACACTGATTATCTGCGATGACCTGGAAAACCGAAAAAACATGAATACTCTTGATCTTCGAAATAAGCTTAAAGATTGGTTTAAGACTGAGGTTATGTCCTTGGGTGGTGTTGCTGATTGTTCAATATTCATGATTGGCACAATAGTCCATTTTGATAGTATGCTTAAAGAGATCATTGATGGGAAGTGGGTTGGTTGGGAATATGATAGTATGCCAGCAATTGATAATAATCTTAATGAACCTCTCTGGGAATTATACCCTAAGGAACGCTTGCTGGAAAAGAAAGACGAGCTAGGGTCAACTGCTTTTAGTAGTGAATACATGAATATTCCGTTTAGCGATGAAACAGCGATATTCAAAGAGCATTATGTTAAGAAAAACCTGTTCGACCCTGACTTCATGACTAATTTAGAGCCTGAACGATTAGTATGTTTCATTGACAATAATCATGCTACCAAAGGCGATTATTGTGCTATTATCCTTGTGTATAAGGATATTGATGACACATATTATGTGTTAGATGCAGATATAGATAATACCAGAGGGGAAATAGCCAAAGAAGAATTTATTGTCCAGTTCCAAAGAAAATGGGGATTTAGAATACTTGGGATTGAGAAAAATAATCAGGATGGGTTTATAGCTCGCATTAAAAATCGCTTTCTAACGTTTGAAGGCATTCCAATCTATGTCAAGGGCATTCATCATACACAGAACAAAGAGATCCGAATAGTTAGTTATTTGCAGCCACTTATTGAGGCAGGCCGGATGAAATTCAGGCACGATTATGCTGCGGCATACCCGAAACTGATTCAACAGCTATTGGAATTCCCCAGCTCAAAAAATGATGATGCTCCTGATTCATTAGCAGGCACGATCGAAACAATTAGCAAATTGTTGATGGATAAAAAAGAAAATTGGGAAAATATTCATAGGCATAATATTGAGGCATTATTAGATGCTGATAACGGGAATGGCAACGGTTCGTTGCAAGAAAGTATTGAACTCAAAAAGAATGCCATTCTTGATAGATTACAAAAAAATATTGAAAAAAATAAAAAAGATGATTATATTAAAAATAACAATGATAGCGAGGGCAATATGAATTTTCAAAAAGTATTTGACCTTATAAACGAAAATAAAGTAGAATGGTATGACCATTTAGATCCAAATGACAAACATGGTACTGTCCGGAAGCGCGCACAGATTGATGGTGGCACGCTGCAATATCTAATAAAAAATGGTGCTATCAAGATCACTTTTTGTGATGCCGGATCTAATGTTTGGCAGGTTAAAAATTGTGCACCTTACGAACATGAAAAGATCCGGGAATCTATTTGGCGTTTTGAAAAAAAGAATTGCAATGGAGATAATGATAGGGTCATCTCTATACAGCAAGTAGATGAAGATTCAGATCAAGCAGCTTTGAAAAAAGAAGTTGAGGAGTTAAAACAGGCTCTTTTTGATAAAAAGGCAGCAAACTTAAAGGCTGAGCAGGAAGCTACTGCTGTGGCAATTGCTGATGTACCTGAGCCAAAAACACCAAAACCAGCACCAAAGAAAAAACCTGTTCCCAGAAAACCAGCAGGGCGCCCAAGAAAAACAGCAACCAGTGCAAGGAAAAAATAAGTGAATCTAAACAGTATTCAGAACATAATTGAGAAATATAAACGCCCAAATTTTGATACATATGTTCCCAGGTGGACATTTTATCTCAATAGTTATATTGGTGGTGAAGATTATATTAATGCTGTGGATACATTAATTCAGCACTCATTTGAATCCCCTGCTGAGTTTGCAGATTTTAAGAAATACACATTTTATCCAAATTATTGCAAAAATATCATAGATAAAATGGGTAGGAATATCTATCGTATCCAACCAATCAGAGAAGGATATGAGTTATTGTTAAAAGCATTCATCTACAAAATGGTTGGCGGTAATATTACAGATAATCCGAATGTTTTTTATAGAAATGTCATGCAGATGTTGAGGGTGCACGGTGAAATATTTACATTCTTTGATCATCCTAGTGGTGATTTTAATTCTGTTTCTGACCTACAAAAAGACTATGAAGGTATCAAGTACTCAGAAGAGTTGATATTACCTCAGTTTGTCCCGGTTTTTGAATCAGATCTTGTTGTATTAGCTCTTGGCAATGGTCGATATAAGCTCTGGACACCAGAGGAATATATATATTACGATGCTGAGGGCAAAGTCGTCCCTGAATTAAGCGGGCCTCATGATTTTGGTCTGATTCCTATTCGGAATATAACGATTGATAAAAACATGGATGGGTTCGGTGAATCTGATATACGGGATATATCCAGGATATGTCGAATAATCTACAACCTTTGGAATCGTAATTGGAAGAGTAAAGTCGATGATAGCAATTTAACTACTTTTTTCCCTCTGAATGAAGAATTGATTGGGATGTATGATCTTCTGAATAAGCGTAATTCAGAAGGGAAATTAGACGAAAACTTATCTAAAAAAGAGTTTTATCCTGCTGGGCATGAACCGATGCAGCTTCCCAAAGATGTGAGTGCATTTCAGGATAACCGACTTGAAATAGAAAAGCTTGTTGAACTGATCAGAAACCTTTCTAACCAAAGGACAGAGGTCAATCTTGCTACTAGTGGTGAAAGTAAGAAGTATGATATTGAGAATTATGTATCAGAGCAGCAAATGTGGGCTGAGATCTTGGAAGCATTTGAGATAGAGGAAAGTATTTTCAAATATGAGGATATACTTGGGGTACAGGTTCCTTCTGACTTTTTAATCAAATATAATAAAGATTTTTATCCTGCTGATGAATCAGTCTCTAATACCGAATATAAATCGATATTTGATGATCCAACAATGCCACGAACAGCAGTTAACAAAGCCAGGTTACAATATTGTCTTAATATATTGCCATTATCTCCATCTGAGGAAAAGCAGATTGAAAAAGAGATATATGAAGATCCTGGCATTGATGTAAGTGCAGAAGAGCAGGAAAATGAACCTGAGTTTGGTATGGAAAAGCAGCAATTAGCAGCAGAGGAAATCGTTGAGGGGGCTGAACGCAATGGCTAGTTATGAAGATAAATGGTATATAATCGAATTAGACGAAGACACACAGGAAGAGATTGGCCTCCGGAAAGAAGATGGGCAAATTAAATATTATACCAGTGAAGCGGGCGCCATCGCAGCACTTCAATATTATTATGGCAATCTTAACAGTAAGCTTGTTAGAGAGCAAACTGTAACGCATACGGTATCAACATGATCTGTATGTGTTATAATATATATTAGCAAAAAATGTGAAAGGAAACATAACATGTTTTTTGAAAAATATTTATCACCAGATGCAATAGATGGTGGTAATGGTGGAGACCCTACTCAAACACAACAAATAGGTGGAGACCCTACTCAAAACAATAATGGCAATGGAAATGGTGAGCAGTCACTTGAAACACTGAAAGATATTTTGGGCGAAGATTTTGATTTTGATAGCCTTTCTGATGAAGACAAAGCGACTTTCCAGCAAATGAAAGGATTGGAAAAGCTAAAACAATTATATGTTGAAAAGCAGAAAAATAATCAACAGAAGCCTCCGAAACAGACAAAAGAGGAACAGTCAGCATTATTTAAAAAAGGATACTCAGATGGTCAGGCAAAAGCATTAAGAGAACTTGCACAGAAATTAGGTGTCGAAAAGGTCACAGAAAAAATGCTGATGGAATGGAAAAATAATAACGAAGCTTGGAGAGAGGTCCAAAACAAGGATAAAACAGAAGACCAGATTAAGTTTGAAGAGTTGCAATTATCATACGAAGAAACGATGGGCTCAAAAATAGAGCTTGAAAAACGAATTGAGGAACATGAGAGATACATATTTCATACAGGAATGCGTACAGCACTTGAAAATGCAGCTGCGAAACATGGAGCTACAAGACCAGATAGAGTTGCTATTCTTTTACAAGAAACTTTGTCTGTTGATCAAAAGCTTTTTGACGAAAAATTAAAAGAGGGAGAATATACACTCCCTATCATGCGAAAGGATACAGGTGAGATAATCGATCTTGACAAATTCATGGAAGAATATAAGAAAAATAAGGATAATCAGGATCTATTCGAATCATTTGTATCTAAATCAGGATCAGGTTCGCCTAACCAGGGATCTAAGGTTGGATCTCAGCAAAAATCAGCTCAGGAATTGATTCGAGAGGGCATGAAACAACATTACTGAGGTTAGGCTATGGCTATTACAATAGCGAGTAGTATTAGTGCACAGCAGACAGATTTACAGCGTGGTGTAGTGCAGACATTCGCATCGTCTAACGATATTGTTCGATATGTACCAGTATATACAATCCCGAAAGGTGTATTCGAACATATTTATAATCGTGAGGATGCGCTTCCTTCCACTGGATTCAGAAACATCAATGCAGATTTTACCGCCTCATACGCTACCTATGAAAAGAAGGTTTGTCAGTTGCATCCTTTTGGTGCTACATACGATGTAGATGTTCAGCTTGATACACCAGAAGAAGCCGCAAAACAGACAGAAGGCCGGATTAAATCAGCTGCTGCCACATTACAGGCGGAGTTTTTTGATGGAACGATGGCTGATGGTGAGTTTTCAGGCTTAAATGAGATTTGTGATGATGAAGGTGCAAAAGAAATTGTTGGTGGCTCTGGGAATGTAGATGGATTGACTGTTCTATCCAGTGAAACGAATGCATTTACTTTTTTGCAAAGTCTGAAAAACTTTACCCCGAAAGTTCGGGGTGAAGAGCGTGTATGGTTTATGTCAGAAACAATGATGAATGTCATTGAACTGGCAGCGTATAAGGCCAAAGTTGTCGGTCTTACACAGATTGATAGCGATTTTCTAGGAAAGAAAATGATGGCTTTCAACAATATCCCCATATTAGTTGTAACTTATGATGCAGCCGATGACGATGTATTGGGATTTGATGAAACTTTGGGTGACTCCACAGATTGTGGGAGCCTTTATTGCGCAAATATTGCGGAGCAACGGGGTGTTACCTTTGTTGGTCAGGGAGTCAGCAATATAGTTGATTTCATGATATTTGATCCTACCAGATTAGGCTCAAAACGAAATTTCCTCATGGAAATTGTTTTAGGTCTGGCATCCAAGCGGAAGAAAGGTGTCCGTAGGATGTATGGTATCAGAAATTCATAAAGGGGGTTAAGTATGGCTTTTACTTTTACACCGTATAAGAACGGCTGGGAACATAGTCGAGTGCTTGACTCTCAGCTTACATTAAGAGCCGCAGGGACAGCAATTACGACTGATACAACCGGAACAGCTGTCACTGCTGGATTTGAGAAGGGTCATATATTAGCATTATTGGTAGATGTTGATAGTGCTGATTATACGACTGGTGACGAAGAATATTTCTTCTGGATTCAGCGTTATGACGGTGATGCTACAAGTCCAGGCTGGAAAGATATTCAGGGTGCATGCATTAAGCTTGCCACCACAGGTGCAAGCCCAGATGCCATTGATACGGGTCTTTACAGTGCTCAGTTTAAGGTTCCCAAAGATGCAACTCAGCTTCGGTATAGAGTTGATGTTGAAGGGACTTCTCCGAGCGTAGATCCTAGTATCTATATTGGTATTGCACCATAAGATTTTAGAAAGGGTTCGCATGTCTGATCTATATGTTTCTGTTGAAGAAGTAGACGACCATTTCGAGTACGATGTTGAATTCGGCTCAACATGGTCTGATTTGACAACCAAAGACAAGGAAAAATATATCTATTCAGCTATGCGAACCCTTGATAAAATGTCAGAGTGGGGCGGTGTTAAGACCAATAACCAACAGAAATATGAATTCCCTAGGGATTGGGTTTATAAACGAAATGCTATATTAAGTAGATATGGGTATTATAGTGTAGAAGAGAGTGTGGATAATAATTATTTCATGTATAATAATAAAATACCTGATAAGATCAAAAGAGCAATATATATCATAATCCAAAAACTGTATAAAGATGTGAATAAATATAACAGTTTCAAAGAGCTTGGGGACAGGAATGTAACCAGTTTCAGTGATGCCAATGTCAGTATTAGCTTGGGTGATAAGGTTTCTATTAATAATGAATATAGCAGAGAATTATTCCAGTTGATATATCCGTATACATTAACAGGATGGTCTAAATTAGTTTAGGATAATATTATGGCTGATAGATATGACATATACAAACAGATAGAAACGGATTTGCAGGCATATACTCATGAGGAACTAATGACCTATGTCAATCTTGTTTATGATATATCTCAGGCTAATATGGGATCTGTACCAAAAGACACGTTATATCAAACAGGCCATTTGAAAGAGGACAGCTGGTTCAATAATACAGAGGAAATAGGGAAAGATGTTGTGAGGGTTAGATTTGGTTATGATACATTATTGAAACCACCACGACAAGGGAAAAAGGTTGCAGATTATGCTGTTGTTATAGAAGAAGTCTATGGCCTTTGGACTGAATGGTTAGAATATGCGTTGCAGCAACTATCCACTAAGGCGAAGGGTCAGATTGGGCAACGAATATCAGGAAGGAGCCTGAGATGATATGGCTAAATATGACCTGTATAGCTATATTGATGCAGATCCTAATGAGTTTTCAAAGGATTTAGTGCGAGGGTTTGTGGATAGAGTGAAAAGAATATCACAGATAGCTGTCCCAGTTGGGGATACAGGTCGATTAAAAGCAGGGTGGTTTGAAGAAGTGCAGATTGATACAGATAATAGAATAAAAATTAAATTCGGATATAAAGCTCTAAATGAAGAAGGCAAAAACTATGCTATGCCAGTAGATTATTATACAGGGGGGATGGTTCAAACAGGATTTTTTAGTGGAGCCGTTAAATTATCTTATATCAGTAATAGATCTAAAAAAATGGGTCAGATACAAGATACATCTACGCGGGTTCGTGGTGTGACAGAAGAACAAATCACATTACCAGGGGAATCAGGATAATGC